CAAATGTTTGTCCCGCACCAACAAATTGCGAACCCGCTTTTAGTACACCCATATAATCAGGGTTTGGTCTATCACCAAATACAGGTACATTAATACTAATATCACAAACAGCAATTGATGGTCTGTTACCAGGTATTTTTAAACCGTAAGTTCTAGCGATGTTGTAAATTGAGCTTCTTTGTTTGGCAAATTCAAGAACAGTCTCTTGAATACTTCTGTCAATATGATAATGTAAGTTATCGGTTACGGCAGCGTTTAAATCCATTAAAACAGAAAAAATTGATGCGTCATTAAAATTGTCAATTAATTCAGGATAATACTGTCTAGTATAATCAATAAGTTCTTGTCTTATAGCCGCGAAATCTCGGACGGTATAGGATATTCTTTTCTCAGCCATTTATGTTAAATATTTATAATTACAAAATCTTTTGTTTGAAATGCGTTATCGCTAATTGTATAATCAATTCTCATTTTAGCCGTATACTCTGAAGTGTTTCTACCGGCAACTCTATAAACACCATTTCCTAAATTTTCTGTGTTTAAAGTACCAACTGATTCATACTCATCATATGGTAAAATAATAATATCATTAATAATTAAATTAGGAATATACTTACTAACATTATCTCTGATATCATCTTTAATTGATTCAAACGTGACACCATCTAATGGTTCAAAAATAAATTCATAAATTTTAGTACCAAAATCAGGTAAATAATATCTACTACCTTTTCGGGTTAAAATTAAATGAATTAAGTTACTTCTAATTTCTTGGTCAGGATTTTGCGACAAAGAAAGGTAATCCCCCTTTAATGAATCATTAAAAGGAAAATTAATACCATAAGTTACACCATTAGCCATTGTCTATAAATATAGTTGTATTCCCTTTTTTGTGAGCAGGAAAAAAAGGACAATGTCTACAACCATTACCACAACAACTACCCCTCCTTAAATGAAACTCTTTTGTAAACACATAAATTCCATTTTCAATATAAAAATCAGAAGGGAGAAGTTTTTGACTTCCCCCTTCCGAATTATTCATAGTTTTATTTTGATTACTTGATTTCACAAGCTCCACCAGCACAAGCCAATTCACCACTCAAATCTGTATTGTCTTGTAACTCAACAACTTTTGATAAGTCAATTGTATGAAGTTTAGCGAACAATCTGTCGTATTCTTCTTTTGTACAATCTTCAAATGGTGCTTGAATATAACTTCCACCATCGTAAGGTAATACAGATAAACCATTATAGAAGTCACGGTTTTCCCACATCCACTCACCGGCCAATTCCCAATCTTCATTTTTCAAACTGATTGTTGCAGATACGTTATGTGTGTTAGAACCACTTCTGTGACCAGGTCTTACCCACTCTTGTGTAATTTTCTTAACACGGTCTAACAATTGGAATGGTGACTCAGTTCTTAAAATTGCTCCTTCAGGTGCTTTTTGTGGAACCGAAATAACTGCCGTATCGTGTGGACGGAAGAATTCATCTTCAATCAACTCAGGGTGGTAGATAGACAAGTATTGGTAAATTGCTTCGTTCTTACCAACACGGACTCTACGGATGTAGTAGTCATTGTGCCATGCGTGGATACCTGAAGATGTTCCCAATGTCAATGATGTTGTACCTGCTGGTTTTACAGTAGTTGTACGAGCTGATTTGTTAATACCAATCATTTCAGCAACTCTTGCGTTTTCTTCTTTAACAAGTTTAGCAGCTTCTTTCATGTTATAACCCAATACAACACCTGAACCGATACCTGTCATTGATACACCAATCAACGCTTCTTTTTCAGTTGTACGTTTCCAAATATCTCTCAAGTAATGGAAGTCGGTATATCCTGCTTGAAGTGTTCCAATGAATGCTGCCGCTTTAACACGGTTATTTAAATCTTCTTGTGATTCAATGTCTGATACATTTACCTCACACAAGTTACAGAATTGGTTTGGTCTCAATGCGATTTCACAACATGGATTAGTTCCCCAATCTTTATCGTTTGTGAAGTAGATACCAGGTTCACCTGCTCCTGATGCTTCAACACGTTTCCACAAATCTAAGAAAAATTCTTTTGTAATCTTGTGTCTAACCAACGCTGCTGAATTGTTAGCTCTACCTCTTTGTGGATTTGTTTCCCACCATGCTCCTGACTTACAAGAAATCATTTCGTTGTCATCTGCTGAGAACAATGAAATCAAAGCCGCTCTACGGATACCACCTGCAAGAACTGCGTCTGCGATGTGACATACCATATCGTGAACTTCAATTGGTGAAAGTTTTTGACCATCTTCTTTAGCATCCAACATACCTTTTAGTTTGTGAATACAATCTTTCAAGGGTTGTGGTCCCGGTGCTTTACCACCTGATGTTACAAGTTGAGCACCTTTTGGTCTAATATCTGAAAAATCAAATTCAGGTGTTGATAAATGTTCACCAAAGTAAGATTTTAATAATACTTTAATTGCGTCCGCCCAACCTTCAATAGAATCACCAACCAAGAATCTTCTTGTTCTGTTTGGGTTTGGTTTTCTAATTTCAGGTAATTTATCAACGTGGTGTTTTTGTACTGAGTACCCAACACCTGTTCCACCTAACAACAAGAACATACTTTCTGCAAATGCATCCAAATGGTCAATTGGAAGGTATGCACAGTTGTAGATTCTGTTTGGTGAAATCTCAATTGGTTTTCCACCAAACTGCATTGAGCGCATTGATGGTAAAACTTTTTTATCATAAACATACTTGTATACATCCACAATTTCACCTGCTAAGTGTGGATATTTTTTGATGTGCATGTTCATGTTTCTTGTTACTAATTCTTCCCACGTTTCTCTCCTGTTAACATCAGGTAAAAATTTAGCGTATTTCATATACACCGTGAGGTCTGACAATATCTTTTGTGATGCGTCCATTTTATAATTTTCTCCTTTTTTAAATTTTAATTAATTGGTTGTTGTTGTTTTCTTTTTGCCAATAGTTCATTGACCCTGTTCCTATTTCGTTCTTCTTTTTGTTCTTCAAGACCCAAGAAAGTTACCGAACTTTCTGTATCAATTTCCATGAGTTCGTTATCAAATTTACAATTTTCAAACACGATACCATCACGTCCAATTCTTGACTTGGTAATAGCTATTGTCGCGAGTTTCATTTCTTTTTGTTGTAAACTCTTTGCAACTGATATGATAACGTGTCCTACTTGTGCCTTCTTAATTGAACCACCCATTTGGTCTGTAGTAACAACATCTGATGATATTGAACTTCTATTTCCTTGAGTCGCAGTCCATCCTGCTACGTCCAATTCGTGACACATTGCTTCAAATCCTCTCATCACGGAACCTTCACTTTTCCATTCATCCCCCAAGTTTTTGTCAGGAACAACACAGTCAATATAATCTAAACTAATCATATCAATTTTTGTTCCCTCCGCAATCATTTTTCTAATTTGATTTTTGATTTGGTTCATTGTTAAGGTATCAGAAGCGTATTTTTTTAGAATCAACTTGTTTGTTACATTCTCTTTAATATCTCTAACTTTTTCCATAACAACATCTTTGTGGAATGAAAGTTCATCAGGAGCAATTCCTGTCCAAAGTGTGAAGTGTTTTCTTTGGATAATTTTTGGGTTGTCTTCAAAGAATATCTGAAGAACGTTGTAACCTAAATTAAATGCATGGTTACAAATTTTTGTTAGTACTGTTGTTTTACCAACACCAGTTGGTGCTAAGATTACGCCTAATTCTCCTTTTGCCAATCCACCTTTCAATAGATTGTCAATACCTGGAATTCCCATTGGGATTGGGTGTCTGTAATCTTCATCTAACACTTGGTCCAAATTTGTGAATACATCGTGCTCACCTTCTTCAATCTCACCAACCTGAAGAGCTTTGTTTACCATCTCTTCTAATTGGTCATAACTTTCAAAGTCACCTTTGTCAATAATCTTTTGAGCTTTGGTCATCACTTTTTGAAGTTCTTGTTGTTTACAGAACTTAAGTGCTTTTTCAATTACGAATTGGTGACCCTCAAAACTTACATCACGAATTTGGATTAATGTGTCAAGAACGATTTTTCTTGCACCGTCAGAACTAATTTCAGAACGAGTCAATTGGTCTAAAGTTTCAAAAGTAGGAACACTTTCATACTTGACATAATACTCTTTAATCAATTGAGCAATGATTTTAAAGTATTGATTATCAAAGTATTTTGAATCCAACACATCAATAATCGCACGAGCGAAATCTTTGTTTAAGATTAATTGATTGATAAGTTGAATTTGAAATGTGTTTCCTAAATATCCGAAATTTTTCTCGCTTGACATAACTGTTTTTACTTTGACTTGTGTTGATAAATACTATCAATCGAGTTGATAATTCATATATGTTGTAGAAAAATTTTCACCTGAAAAAATGTCAGTCAATGACTTCAAGATAGTTTTTATCTCTGGTCGTATGTCTACGGTATATCTAGCCTTTGGTGGGTATACTTTGGCATCAAAACCCCTGTGACAAATTGTCTGTTCACCCATCTTTACATAGATGTAAAACCATTCAGGTCCATCAGTTTTTGACGTATTCATGACAGTAGGGTCGTTCATAATTAACTCCGCGTTTTCAGTCATGTAGTCCAAACTTTTGTCTTTCAAATATCCTTCAATGTAGGCTGAAACCGTTTTCATGTACTCATAAAGTTCCATGCTATTTCTTGCGGTGTCATTGTAACCCTTAACATTAAAAAACCTTTGAACGACGATGTTGTCGTTGAGTTTAATCAAAAACTCCATTTTCGTTAAATCTTGTGTTTCTTTCATAATTAATTGTTGTTATTGTATCGTTTTTTTTCTTTTCTTGTTAGTTTCATAATTGGTTGAAGGAATTCTACCCAAGCATCATCTTCTTTTGGTAGGTACTTAAAGAATCCATCTTCAATCATCATTTTCATAAGATTTTTATATCCCCTACCTTCAGGGTCCATATCTTCTGAATAATAAAGTTCTACTTCTTTTTTTGCTTCTTCGGTCATTAAAGGATTTGACAAACTAACGATTTTTTCACGAATATCGTAGTATTCCTTTCCGTAGGTACCAGACTTGGTTGTACCTGATAATAAATTTTTAAGGGGTTTGACTGTATCATCTATCTCTAAAAGTTCTTGTGCTCTTGTACAAATATAAGAAACATTTAACTCTCGTTCAACAATCTCAGGAAAATATTTAATTAGTTTTTTTTCACCAAAACTATAAATCCCTTCTATATTGTCTGATTTATCACCCAATAAAATTTTAACTAATTTTACATTTGCAATAGGTACTTCAATTGTGCCTAATTTAATCTTGTGCTTATCTGTAATCCATTGTTTTGCAATGGGTGAGTACATATGTACTTTTGGTGTAATAAGTTGTGTAAGGTCTTTATCTGAAGAAAGGATTGTTATTTTTTCATCCTGACTTATTTGTGTGTAATATGCAATCAAGTCATCACACTCATGGTTATCAACAACAACTTGTCTGATAAACATTTCTTCAAGATATTGTCTTAATCTTTCTTTTTGACCGTAATAAGATTCTTTCTTTTCTTCGTTCATTGTTAAACGACGGTTTTCCTTATATTCAGAAAACAGTAATTTTCTTTGGGACGAGTTATTATTCCCGTCCCAAAAAACTATTACCTTGTCGTAATTATATTCCGATAGGAATTTACGAAGAACATTAACAAAGTGGAAAATACCCCCAATATGTTTTCCTTCGTGGTAGAAATCTCTAACCCCGTGAAATCCAATTTTGAATAAGTTGTCTCCGTCAACTACTAAAGTTTTAACCACTTGTTTATTATTATTCTTGTTCTTTCTCTTCTTTCAATTCAAAATCTAATGAACTCACACCAAGAATATCTTTCCAATAGTCAGCATATTCTTTCTTGTATGATTCAATAGACGCCTTTTCCTCTGACGCTTCTTTTCCCGCCAAGAATCCATGTGGTGTTACAATGATTTTACCATCCTCATAACCCAAACCATTGATGTGGTTTTTCATTACGGATACTTTTGTTCTGATTGCAAATTTAACACTTCTTTTGTCTTTTGTTGCGGTAATCTTATTTGTTCCCGCACCTTTTTGGTTTCCGAATAAGAATACCAAAGATGAGTTTAACCAAATAGCTTCACCACCTTTTGCTTTAATTTTTGGTTGTCCAAATGGATTGTCAGGTAATTCAACCCATGGCTGATTTACGATAACCAAAGTGTTTTCATATTTTGAATCAGATTTACGTGAACCCGAAATACGTTGATTGATACCCATACCAATCTTATCTGCTAATACAGATGCGTTGTGTTGTTTACCACCTTTACCTTCGTAAGTCATCTTACATGGGACTGAACCAACAGAATCCCACAAGAATAATAAACTGTAATCCAATTCACCTTTTTCTTGTGCGTCTAACAAACTGTTAATATAGTCTGTGATTTGTTCAATGTATTCAAAGTCATTGTTGAAGATGTAAAATCCATCCCAATCAACTTCACCTGTTTCAGGGTCAACAACTTCCTCACATTCAAAACCCATAAGTTTTGCGTGTTCAAAACTCCATTTTTGTTCTGTAATAATGAACACAGGTAAGATACCTTTCTTTTGTGCATCAACCGCGGCTTTAACCAAAGCAGTTGTTTTTCCTGTATCGGAGTGACCCAAGAACATATTTAAGTGTCCAATTGCGGGACCTGGAAGTCCAACCGCATCCAAGAAATCAGGACCTAAGTCAAAAAATCTTTGCGGTTTATATTTTGCAGAGGTAGAGAATTTTTTCTTTACCGAACTGAAATCATTTTTTTTAATAGCCATATATGATATAAATTAATCATGTATGGTACCACTTAAGATACCATACATGATATGTTTTAGTTTATTAGAATGGTAATTCCTCGTCAGGTGACATACCTGCTTGTGGGTCTACAGGTGTTCCACCAAATACTTCGGTAGCGTCATCTCCGTAAACATATTTTTTAGCTTCAGAATCCCAACGTGGAACTTCGCCACGAGCAATTGCTTCTAAGTACTCAACAGGTTTCTTAGAGTAAACGTCAGCCCAAGTTGTTGGGTCGTTTTTCCAAGTTTCCATTTGTTCAGCATCTTCTGACAACTTACTTGGGTCATCATACATAACTGTTTGGATTGAAGTGTATTCTTTTCCTTTTGGTGTTTTTGATTTAACCAATTGGATAATCAAATCACGTCCTTCATTTGGGTCTGTCAAATTACCTTTAGCTCTCCAAATTGGAATGATTTTGTCCAAGATACCATCTTGTTTGTAGTTGTGTTTAAATCTCCAAAATTTAACACCATCAGCCTCGTTATCACGGTCAATAACTTTAACGATGTAAAATTTACGAGCTTTGTACTGTGCCGCCAAATCTTTGTCAGTTTGTTTGCCAGTTTTCATAAGTTCTTCGTAAACCTCTGTTAAAGGTGAGCGTCCGCCTTCGTTTTTGTCGGGGTCATAAAATTTGTTGTAAACTCCATTTACTTGGATTTCGTGGAACCATACTTCCTTAAAAGGAGATGAACCATCTGTAGTTGGGAGGATTCGGATTCTTCTT